GACAGTTCCGTATTTTAGGCGAAGGCGAGCAGATGCAGTTTACTACTTTTGATAACTCAGGCATTAAACCTCAGCCTCAAGGAATCGACTTCGGAATGTATATGGGCGAGAGAATGCCTTTATTTGATATAGAGGTAGGCGCTCAGAAACAGACCACATATAACAAAATATCGCAGAATGAATTGATGTTGCAGTTCTATAACTTACAGTTCTTCAACCCGCAGAATGTTGACCAAGCTTTGGCTTGTCTCGAAGGGATGGATTTCAATGGTAAGCAGGAAGTTGTTGACAGAATTTCACGAAACGGCACGATATTTGACGCCTTTACTCAGCTTTATCAGATGGCAACCGCTATGGCGCAGGCGTATGACACCAGAGCATTGCCCGCCTTAGCGCAGTTAGGTATGCAGGCTGGTATGGCACCACCCGATATGCCGATGAGAGACCAAGCCCCTGAAACTATGGAGACCGATTCTATGGGCGGAATTAAAGGAGAGGAGCACCCGTTTGTTAAGAAAGCCAGAGAACAGGCGCAGGCGGGAACACAACCTACATGATTCAAATTACTTACAGACCTGATAAGAAAGATGTAAGAATAAAAGGACACGCTAACTATGACGAGAAGGGCAGAGACATTATTTGCGCGGGTATTTCGGTATTGTTCTATACCCTGTGCAACTCCCTTCTCAAAGCGCCCGATTCATGGTTTAAGAAGAAACCCGAAATGGCGGATTCATTAACCAGCGAGACGGGCGTTTCGTATGTCAAATGCACCCCCGCTGAAGGTTACGAGGATTTCGTGACCTTAATGTATGAGACGGTATTGACGGGAGCTGAGCTTATGGCAACCACATACCCCGATTACATTAACTTAAAGATAACACAGCATTGACTGTTTATCTAATATAAGACACCCCGGAAAGACGGGAGAAAGGAGCCTTAAATGGCTGAATTATTTTTTAATCTGCAGATGTTCGCAGAGGGAAGCGCACCCGCTGGAACAGAAGCACCGGGAGAAAACGCGGAAGCCCCAACCGCACAGGGAGAACAGGCGGCAACCCCTACCGCACCAGACCGAAACGAGCTTTACACGAAATTCAAGGAAGAGTTCAAAGATTTACACGATGCCGAAGTGCAGTCGATAATCAAAGACCGCCTGAAGAAGAGTAAAGCCGAAGCGCAGTCGTATAAGGAGAAGTTAAATAACCTCTCGCCCTTACTTGAAACGGTAGCAACCAAATATGGCGTGAAATCGGATGACTACGACGGGATTATAAAAGCGCTCGAAGCAGACGACAAGCTGTATGAGGACGAAGCGTATCAGAAGGGAATGACTGTAGAGCAGGTCAAAGAATTTCACAAGCTCGAAAGAGAAAACCGAATGCTGAGAGCACAGCAGGAAGAAGAGATGATGAAAGCACAATGGGCTGAGTGGGACAGACAGTTCAACGAGCTGAAAAACATTTATCCCAATGCAGACCCGCAGGCAGAGCTTCAGAACGAGAACTTCACCCGTTTAATGAATGCCGGAGTGCCGATAAGAGATGCTTTTGAGTTAGTCCACAAAGACGAACTCACCAGAGGCGCGATGCAGTTTGCGGCAAATAAAGTCGCAGAGAAGATGACCAACGCGGCAATGGTAAACAATTCACATCCTACGGAAAACGGAATGTCTAAGCAGGCAGCCGCTGTGACTCATCCTAACATTCAGTCTATGTCTATCGAGCAACTCAAAGAATACGCTATGAAAGCAAAGGCAGGAGAATCGGTAGATTTCCGAAATAATTATTAAGACCTCTCCTGCCCGAAAAGAAAGGACAGGATTATTATGTTAAAACTCAATCTTCAGCTTTTCGCAACAGGTTATGCGAACTATTTGAATGCAGTAGATGTTGACACCACATCTCCTGTAACCACAGGCAATGTTGCCGATCCGTATTCCAACACATCATCGAGCGTTCTTGCGGCTCTCTCTCCTGAGATGAAGGAATACTACTCTCAGTATCTTATCAAGGACATCGGCGCAAATCTTATTCACGCGCAGTTCCTTGACACTGAGACTCTTCCGAAAAACCACGGCAGAACTATTGAATGGCGCAAATGGGATAACTTCAGCAAGAAAACATCTGCTCTTGCCGAAGGTGTTACTCCTGAGCCGAGCAAGATTTCTGTAAATCCCATCCGCGCTGAACTTGCTCAGTACGGCGACTGGACTCTTCTTACCGACCTTGTTCAGCTTCAGACCATCGACAACACTCTTGTTGAGATTACCGAGAAACACGCTCAGAACGCCAAGCTCTCTCTTGACACAATAACCAGAGAGAAGCTTATCGCGGGTAACGGCGACGGTATTAAGGTTGCTTATGCAGGCGCTGCAACTATCCTCGAAGAAGTTTCCTCGACGATCACTCCGGCTGACGTAGCAAGACTTACTGCTTATCTCCGTCAGAACAATGCTCCCACCTTTGATGGCAGCTACGTAATGATTATCCATCCTTATGTTGCCTATGATCTTATGACTAACGGCGACTGGATTGATGTTGTTAAGTATTCAGAAGCAACCCAGATATTCAAGGGCGAAATCGGCAAGCTTTACGGCATCCGTTTTGTTGAATCAACCGAATCAAAAGTCACCAAGCCCATTATGATTGCTCACGGCTCAGCCGCTGGCACAGAGGGACTTCCTGCCGTTAAGGTATCAAGCTATTCAACGGCTTCGAGCACCTACACCATTACTGTTCCCTCTGACACCTTCGACACAACCGCTACCACTGGCGACATTGATACATTCAAGTCAACCGATTTCAAAAACAAGTATGGTCTGTTCATTGCTCATACAGACTCGACCACAAAAGAGGTTACTGTTGAAGAACTCACCGTTTCAAGCGGAACTGCAAGCACTCTTGTTATCAGCCAGCCTACAGTTACTCCCGCGGCAGACGATATTATCTTTGCTGGTGGCGCTGCTCGCGACGGTAAAGACCTCTTCACCTGCCTTGTTCTTGGCAAGGGCGCAGGTCGCAAGGTAAGCCTTAATGGTGATAATACCGAAATGATTGTTAAGCCTGTCGGCTCCGCTGGCAGCACCGATCCCCTCAATCAGAGAGGCTCCGTTGGTTGGAAAGTCAACGGCTATACAGCCGCTGTTACTAACAGCAACTATATCTACAAGTATTACTGCGGTAGCGCTCTTACTGGCGCAAAAGCAAACGACTAATTTCACCCATAGGGGAGGCAACCGCCTCCCCAAAACTTTTATTTGAAAGGAGCCAAACATGGCTATAAAAAAAGTTGATAACCGTGATAGGGTTACAATTAAAATTGACCGCATTCCCGGTCAGAAGAATCAGGATGATGTTATTGTTGAAGTCAACGGAAACCGTTGGCAGATTCAAAGAGGCATAGAAGTCAATGTTCCTCGTGTTGTTGCTTCGGCTCTCAGACAGTGGAGACGCGAGCAGGACGAGGCAGAAAGAATTGAATTTGAACTCATGGACAACTAACCCCACGGGGAGAGCTTCGGCTCTCCCCTTATTAAGGAGTGTTTACTATGACAGCACAACAGGCAATAGAAAGAGCAAACGAAATGAAAGCGGGCAACGCAGTATCGGATGAGCTTAAACTTGAATGGCTCACAGAACTCGACCAGAATATTTACAATGACTGCGTATTGACCCATCTCCACGATTATTTCAGAAGTAATTGGTGGTATCAGAACGATGAGGGCAAGGTAGTATTCAGACCTGCTCCCGAATATACTCAGGACAACGTAGGAGACGAGCTTATTGCTAAAGCCCCCTACGATATTCTTTATGTTTACTGGCTCATGGCAAAGATAGACCTCGCGTCAGAGGAAGAGCACAGATATAACGTTGACAACAATCTCTTTGAGAACGCTTACTCAAAGTTTGTAAATAAATACCACAGAACACATACTCCCGTGCCGAATCACAGCATTAAGGTAGGTGTATTCAGATGATTATGCCTTACATTGAAGAACAGCAGACCTCGGCGGATATGATCTCGGAGTTCAGAGGATACAACCATAACCCCGTGATAGGTGATAATGAGTTCTTCGATATGGAGAATATGACGGGAGACAGATACCCTTTGGCGAGCGTAAGAGACAAGCGTGGCGTTATGGAGTTAGACATAGACGGTGTTCTGTTAGGCTTAGAAGGCAAGGACAAACCGCTGGTATTATGGTCGGATAATAAAGATGCGCTTCCCTCAGATTTATATACCAGTTTATATTCAATAGCCGAAACGGGAGACGGAGCAACAATATTTGATAAAGCAGTAACAGCAGCGGCTACCTCAAATATGGGGGAAGGCGTCTATGCGTTTATAGCGCCGGCAAACGTGCGCCTTCGGTATCCTATTTTTGACGAAGTTTCTAACGATTCTACCCTTGTATCCCTGACAATTTTTTGCTTGGACTATATTTATAGCGGCATTGGATTCAATGACGTTGAGGTAGTAGAAGAGTTTGAAGATTATGATATAGTTAGGTCGGACGCGCTTGATAAAATAAACAGACTAATAACAGGAGCCGAGGTCTATCTGTGTGGTGAAAACGAGACTACAAGAATGCGCAGCACACCCTTACATATTAAAAGTGTAGGTGCTTATCGCCAGTCAGCCTCCTTGGTAATGAGAAGCTGTGAAATATATTTCGACAAAAGCGAAGTCCAAGCACAAGGTCTTTTAGATAAATATGGTCAGGATGTATATGACGAGATTGGCGAGTCTTTCGTATTGGCATTACAAACAGACGGAATAATTCCGACAGACAAGAATTACGGCGGAACAGGTTATATTGCGTTCTATAATCCTAATACAAACCAACTTGAAAATACGACCTCTATAGGGACGGTATCCGCGGGCGAAAAGCAATTTGTTTCAATGGGCGCAAATGTAATCATATTCCCCGAAAAGAAGATTATAAACACCCTGAAGATAACGACCAACCAGTTCTCGGATATACAACCCTTAGAGCAAAGCTTCACCTCCCAAACAGCCACAGCCTATTCGAGCCAGCCGACTGCATCGAGCGGAACAACGCTCCCCACAAGTCCTACGGATGGTCAGTATTTTTGGGATACAAGCGGAGAGATTGCAGTTCTCAAACAGTATTCAGAAGCGCTTGGGAGATGGGCAACACAGGCTACATACCTCTGGATAACCGGGATAAGCGACCACGGCTTCAAAAAGGGCGATGCAATAAAAATCGCCAACTCAGCAATCGCAAGTCACATACCGAGCGGGCAGAAAAACTTTGTAATAGAATCCGTCGAAACATCGAGCATTAAGATTCAATGTAACTTTACAAGTCCGTTTACGGCGAGCAATCTTGAAGTAACATTGTCAAGAGTTCTCCCCGAAATGGATTTCATAATCGAGTGCAACAACAGATTATGGGGATGCCATTACGGATTAAATGCTAACAACGAGATGGTAAATGAAATATTTGCCTCTAAGCTCGGTGATCCGTTCAACTGGTATTACTTTACAAACACAAGCATAGACTCTTACTATGTTTCCCTCGGCTCGGAAGGTGCGTTCACAGGCGCGGTCAATTATCAGTCCACTCCGACGTTTTTCAAGGCGGATGTTATTCACAGGATAGTGGGAGACTATCCCGCACAGTATCAGCTCAAGACCATAGAGGGATATGGAGTTAGACCGGGATGTAATAAGAGCATATCGGTTATGAACGATATAGTATATTATCTTTCCCCGGTAGGAATGGTAGTCTTTAATGGCGGTATCCCGGTATCCCTCGCTGTTCCCTTCGGCGAGGTAAGATACGATAAGTGTATCAGCGGAGACATAGGCAATAAACTATATTGTTCTATGCACGATGAGTTCGATAAATGGTCTATGTTTGTTTATGATGACAGCAACGGGCTGTGGCACCGAGAGGATAGCCTTCACGCGGAGGATTTTGGCATATACAACGGAGAGCTTTTGTGCGTAAGCAAAAATAAATTGTATTCCCTTGGAGGAGTCTATGGCGACAAAGAGCCTGATTTTGAGTGGATGCTTCAGACCGGCGATATGGGATATATGTCACCATTACGAAAAACAATTCGCAGAATAGTATTGAGAATCAAACTGGCGATAACCTCAAGAGCAAGAATTGAAATTCAGTATGACAATGACGGTATATGGAGACCCGTGAATGAACTGAGACCGTCGGGGGAAATAAGAAGCTATGCTGTTCCTATTAAGCCGTTCAGGTGTGATCATTACTCCATCAGAATAAAAGGCAAAGGCGAATTTAATTTACAAGCCATAACAAGGCATTGGGCTGAAGGGAGCGAGCTTGATTGAAAAGAATATATAAAACTCCTCTTTTAAAATCTCAACCCGTTGAGAAAAAGATTGGAATTGACTCCCTTGCTAAAGATATTGCGGATCAGTTAATAAAAACAGGCGAGCCGTCACCGGCGGCAAGCACGGTTTTTGAATTTAGGGACGAAAACGATAATAACAACGCAAGAAACATTGATGATTCTGCCCTTGACGACTTGGTTTTTAAAGCGGGTGCAAACATATCTCACATGGGGTCGTGGTCAGGAATATCCACGGGATATACAAGCAGGGGTCACAATGCCAAATCAACAACTCCCGTTGCCGAGTCAACAACATATATCGGAAGCTGGACAAGGATAGCAACAAAAAGAGATAGTTCACTCCTTAATGATCCAACTGACCTGTTCGTGCCGGTTGGAGATAGTGTTAGTTCGGTAACCAACTCGACAGGAATAATAGATGTGCTTACATATAATATTGTCGGGATTCAACCGGGCAAACATATAGTAAAGCTGATATTACCCACTCAAGGAGGTATTTATCCCATACCGGGTAACACACAATTTGAATCGTTTTTTCCTGCGTCAAAGCCTCCTATTTATTGGGAATCCGCAAACTATAATTATTATATAGGGTCTCTTTGGGATCCGATTGAAGGAAGCGATGTTTGGTCGTCCCAGACGGAACTTGCAGTCCCTAAAATGTATGGCAAAAAAATTATAGGTGGCATTCCAACAAGCATTATTACCACAAAAAATATTCAGAGTTCATTTAGTATTCAAGCGCCGGATTCACCGTCAAGTGTTGACTGGTGGGTTACTCAAGACGACTATAACCATGACGTTCAACATCATTCAATCAGATATAGGTATGACAAGGACGCTTTTGTGGGCACCTCTGACATCAGCGGAAATCCGACGGGTAAAAATATGCCAGCTACAATAGTAGATAATCCGCTGACACACGTCGAATGCTTTTTCGATACCGATGACGCGGGCAACGAGATATTAGTTGTCTCAAACCCGACTGTTTACGTCTTTGACGGGACAATTACGGTGGTGGGGATATGAGATACTATATAACTAATACATCGGCAAGCCTGCCAAGCGTGGTTACAGATACCAAACTGTATGATAGTCCCGTAACAAGAAAGCGCCGAACAGTTTACGGGGAGATCGAAACAAGCAGAAAACTAACAACACAAGAAAGAATAGACAGCGAAGTTATATACGCAGATTATTATTTGCTGACCAAATCCCAAGCGCAGCACATAACAGGTGCGCACATTCCTTTGATCTCAGAATTGCAGGGTATGACCGCCGACGAATTAAAAGAAAACACTTATTCGCAGACCAACAAAAACGCGTGGTGGGTGAGATATGACGACAGCACAAAGCTCTGTTTTGTAGGTAATGATGGCGTCATATATGACACCGAGGATGCGTCGGATCAACGAATAAACATGAGACTTATGCTTGACATAGACGCTCAGGCAATGCACCTCGAAGTTGGTGATGACTTCTATTTTTGGGGAATTGTAGATGGTGATGTTCTCTATACTAAAGAAGGCAGGGACTACGTTGAGCTGTCTGACAATTTTTGGGATGAACTCAAGGATGACGATTGGTGGCGCAACAGAAAAATGAAATTCAGGGTGATTTCAAACAGCCTTGCTTTTATGACATCGAGATATAACTGGACTGATTCAAGCTCATCGAGCTACCTTACTGTAAAAAAAGGCTCACATACTGGAACTGCGTTCAACAACGCCTTATCTACTAACCCATATAATTATGCAACATCCCAAATCAAATCACAAACAGACACTATAATTGGAGCAATAAAGAGCCAATATGGGTCGTCGCCCTTTGATGAATCTCCCTTATTTGGATACTTTATACCCTTACAATATAATTACTATTTTGACATCATAAAACCCGACTTGAATAATTATAGCCGGGTAAAGAATATGGTTTTTGTATTAGATGGAACAGAAGGAACAATAACCATCAACGGAGAGACAAAAGAAAAATGGGTAGTCATGCTTGAGGATATTCTCGATTACTATGTCAACCATCCAGCCGTTCCTTTGTATGGAGACCACGAAATCAGACCGTCAAGATACAACAACAGTTATGGCGGATCGCATTCCTGCTATGACCTTGAGTGGTATTACGGAAGCGCAACATGGCAGTTAATATGGCGTGAGTCTGCGTCTGGTTGGACTGGAAACAATGAATATCGTGATGGCAGGCAAGACCCCATTACAGGCGAGTATATTCTTAACGACTACGTTGATTTTAGAGGGATTCGCATTTATATTTCAAAGGCGGACGGAACAATAGAGCAATTAAAAATTACTTCATCTGTTCAACCCGTCCTAAAAGGAGAGTATTACTGGAGCACCGGCGGATATGATAGCGACAATAATTATTATGCTCCGATATGTAGCGAAAACTATGATATCAGCAACAATTCATATGTTGATAACGGACAAATAATACATGTGTATGGTGCGGATTGGCTTGCTTACAGATGGGGCGGAAAATGGGCAAGCCATTATCGCGTGTATGAAAATATGGGATATACAGCTTCAATTACGGGAGCAGGTTATTACAAAGACCTAACCAATATAGGAACGATTACTCATTAAGGAAGTGATTATATGGCATTAGCAAAAAAACTAAAACAATTCCACGAAGCAGGAATGGCGGGAGTTAAAAAAGCTACTGAGTCCTCAAGCAGACCTACACACTATGTAGGAAATGGCGGATATAACGGATATGAAAGAATTGTAACAAACAAGACCTTCAACCCCGTTCACGGTAGCGCCTCAAGTTATAATTACGGAAGCGGGTCGAATACCGGCTCATATACTGCTCCCGGTTATTCATCAACGCCCGCTCTCTCACAGGCTCCGACGGCACCAACATTTGCCGCGGCTCCCAGAGCGCAGAGTGTTTCCGCGGCTCCGAGGGCAAAGGCAAACACCGAACAGTTCAATTCTAAATGGAGTGACGAGCTTCAGGCTATGTATGACCAGATAGCAAACCGCCCGAAGTTTTCCTACGACCAGAACTCCGACCCGTTGTATCAGCAGTATGCGGAGATGTATAGGAAGAATGCCCAGCTTGCTATGGACGATACCGTAGCAAGAGCTGCGTCATTAACCGGCGGTTATGGCAACTCCTACGCAGAAACCGCAGGACAGGCGATGTATAACCAGCAGATGGATAACCTTAATCAGAGGGCGCTCGACCTTTACTATGCCGCCTTAGATACCTACGACAGAGAAAATCAGAACATGTATCAGAAGTTCAACCTCGCGGGGCAGATGTATAACAATGATTACAATGCGTGGAGAGATAAGATTGCCGACTCACAATGGGCGCAGAATTATGACTTCAACGCATGGCAGGCGGACGTGGCAAATCAGCAATGGGCGCAGAACTATGACTTTAATGCGTGGCAGGCGGATAATGCAAACGCCCAATGGAGAGCCGGATACGACTTTGACGCGTGGCAGGCAAACAATGAAAACCAGAAGTGGCAGACACAGTTCGATTATGACCGATATATCAACGACAGAAACTTCGGATACAATCAGTTCGTAGATGACAGGAACTATAACTATCAGCTCGGCAGAGATGCTGTAAACGACAGCAGATATGACACCGAGTGGCAGCATCAGCTTGAAAGAGAAGGTGTCGAGGATGACCGCTACGCCGATGAGCTTGCCTATTCCAGATGGAGAGATTATGTCGGTGACACAAGATATGCGGATGAAACCGAGTATGCGAGACAGCAGGCTGACCTTGACCGCGCCCTTCAGTATTATCAGGCAGGGTATGATCCCAAAACGGGCGGAATGAGTAATCTCGCACAGCAACAGTACAGAGATGAGCTTGCACTTAACTATGCGAAACTTGGTCTGAATCCTGATGGAAGTCTTAATGCTATAGGAAAAGCGAGCAGCTCAAACACCAAATATGAGAACAGCAATACTTATAAACTGATTGCCGAAGGAAACACAAAGGTCGCCAACGATATGATGAACTTAGACTATAACCGCACGGGCGACAAATTCAAATTTGGTGCTCTTGTGCCGTCCGCCTTTGAGAAAAACAGCAGCTTAAACAAGAAATATGACTCTTATGAGGAATACCTTGACGCTATGTTAGATAAGGCAAAGGGATTATCGGAGGCAGAAAAGACATATATTCTTTTCCAGTTAACGCAGTAAGGAGTTGGTATAATGTCAAGCAGACTTGAAAGAGTGTCGCGAGTTGCGGCAAAGATGCGAAACGACGATACAAGCAGAATGGGACGGTTGCGTAAACTGAATGGTGAATCGACGCTCGATACAGTCAGGGCAAGGAGCGAAGCCGCGCAGAAAAAAGCAAATGAGGAAGCGGCAATCAGAAAAATGAAGTATGCCTCCCAAGTGGCTGCACAATCCCAGACTCCTGCCGAGAGATATGCACAGAGTAAGACGACGCCCGCCAAGTATGAGAAAACTGCATCGTCCGCGGAGAGGTATGCTGCGGAACGCGGCAACAGGTGGTCTTCCGATGCTTATAACAACAAGGGAAAAATGCCGACGGTTGCTACATCAAAGGACACTAATATTGCATATTCCTCCCCGTCACGTCAAAGGATAGCAAAAGATGTCGATGACACAGAGATGCTCGACAGAATTATCGAGGCAAAGGAAAATAAGGACAAAAGCATTGAAAACGCCTACCTTGTAGATGAATATAAAAAGTCAAAGGGATATACGGCATCCAATCCTCGTGCAAAGGAATATGAGGCAGAATACAAAAAGAACGAAGCTGAAATTAAACGTCTCAATTCAGAGCTTGCAAAGATAGATAATGCGATCCCGGAAGAACAAGATGCTAAGAAATACGAAGCGCTTCTCGAAGAACAGAGGGCAAAAGATACGGAGTTTAACAGACTTGTCGCAAGAAACAAAGAAATCGACAAGGAGCTTAGCGTTGACGACTGGGGCGAAGAACAGCTCAACAAGGACATTGAAGCAAGGCGTAAGGATTACAATATCAAAAAGAAGCAGGAGTTCTGGGAGCAATGGGGAGCCGAGTATTATGCTCTTTCCGATAGTGACAGGAAAGACTTTGAGACCATTGCAAGAAGCGAAGGACATTCTGCCTATGACAAGGCAAAAGGCGCGATAACCGATAACGGTGAAGCAGAAGCGGCAAGAAACCGTCTTAACGGAAGATTCTCCGAAGAACAGATGAGTGCGTTTAATCAGTTTGCCAAGGATGTGGTTGACTCGGAGATCAACGAGAAACAAACCAAGGCATACGAAAGCGCCATAAGCAAAATTGACAAAGCGTCGGAAGAAGAAAAACGGCTTTTGGATTTGGCTTATAAAGCAGACAAGTGGAACGACGTAAACGAAAAGTTTCATGTTGTTCCTAATATTCCTAACGGCGCAAGGGACAAACTTATCAACGACTATGGTTATACCGAAGACGAAGTAACCATAATGTCAATAATGAACGAGTTTGAGCAGAATAAGATTGATCGTGAGGAATATGAAAAAGAACTCGCACCGTTTCTTGAAGAGCACCCACTTCTTGCTTGGGCAGGAACAGCCGCAAACATTCTCGGCGGCGCGTTTTATGTTGCAGGGCAGGTCAGCGATGCCGCTGATTTGAGCAGATTAAAAGAAGCCGGATACGAGGGAAAACTTCAGTCTCAGGGGGCAAACAATCCCTTAAGTTATGCGTATAATTTGAATACCGTAAACCAAGAGGCAAATGGTGATAGGATGGGCGGATGGTATGACCGCACGAATCAGATAGCAAGCAACCTGCTTATGAATGCAACCAATCCCGTAGCGAGCGCCCTTATGTTCTTCTCCTCTGGATATGCAAGTGGTGTTGAAGAGGCAACGGCAAACGGAGCTGACTTTGAACACGCTCAATTAACAGGCGCAGCTCAAGGCGCAAACGAAATGATTTTTGAGAAACTTTCGTGGGGTAGCTTGGGCGTTGTTGAAAAATATACAGGTGGTGCAATCAAGAGTGCTGGCATAGGCAGAGCGTTAATGGAATGGCTTCCGAAAGTTGCTTTGGATATGGGCATAAATGGTTTGGAAGAAGTCAATACAGATATTGCAAACGATGTTGCCGATTATCTCATAAACGGAGACTTTTCAAAATATGCTTTAGAAGCTCGCGCATTACTTGAAGAGGGATACAGTCAAGAAGAAGTTGACTCAATTATCGGTAAAGAAATCGCAACGAATTATGCCGAAACATTCAAAGAAGGCGCTCTTCAGGGCGGATTCATGGCTGGCGGTTATAGAGCTATCAGCGAATACAAGGCACTAAAGAGCGGCAAGCAGGCACAGAGATATGGATATACCCAAAACATAATTGAAAACGCTGAAATAGCCGGAGAAGAAGCCAAGGCATATAAAGACGCTGTTATTAAGCAAGAAGGCGGAGAGCAAAACCTTAGCTCCGCTCAGATAGGAAGAATATCACAGGAAACACAAAAAAGAGCAATTGCGGACGAAACAGTCAGAGAAAACATAAAAAAGAATATTGATAAGTATAATAACAAGCGTATTGCAGATGCCGTTTTTAGTCGGAAAAGCGCTGAAAAAGGAGTTAGCACAACAGGAAAGACAACAATATCGGAATCAGGCGAAACGGTTGACAGCGTAAAGATAATTAGCGCAGACCGAGACTTATCCAAAGACGAAAAAGGAAATGTACAGTGGGGTAGCTCTACTGCCGATATTAAAGTCGAAGTCAAGACATCAGACGGGAAGACAAGAACAATGTCGCTCGATGATCTTGAATACTCCAGCGAAGCTCAGGCAAAAACGGTAGAAGCAATAGAGATGGCTATGGCTCAAACGGATATAGATACACAAACAGCAAACTTTATCCTTAACACTTTGCCTGTAACCATAAAAAACAATTCTGCTGCACAGACCGCACTCGCAATTGTAACTGCATATAACAGCGGAAAGTATGATATTCCTGTAGGCACATATGGACAGACTTCTGTAAAGTTGCTGGGCGAAAATGTATTTGAGACAATACGCAAGTCGGGAGCCGAGATTGCTGCCGCACAGACATCCGCACAGAGCACCGCTATCAAGGCGGCAATTAAGTCATATGTAGAAAAAGGTGGCAAGGCAATAAATGGTAAGGCGATGTACAAAGGTCAAGTTCTTACCGACAAGCTTATAGATTCGGACAATAGCATCGATGACATTCGCAAGGGCGAGCTGCATATGATGAAGCTCATGGCTGATGCCACAGGCGCAAGGTATGTCGCGTTTGAATCTACAGAAGAAGAGCGCAAATCAGGAGATGCTCCTGATAATGGCTATTTTGATTATGACGAGAATGACGGTGAATATGTTATATATGTTGACCTAAATTCCGGCAACAAAGGTCAGGGTATTGCAATGTATACCCTTGCTCACGAACTTACGCACTTTATAAAAACATGGTCTCCCGAACAGTTTAACAATCTCGCTAAACATGTAATGGGAAGATATGCGGCGCAGGATGTTAATGTTGAAGCTCTTGTAGATGCTGAAGTATATAAAGCAGCTAAAGCTGGAATTAAACTTTCCAGAGAGGTGGCTTATGAAGAGGTAATCTGTAACGCAATGCAGACAATGCTTACAGATAGCAAACAGACCGTCGTTAATCGTCTTGCGGATTTGAACAAGGAAAACCCGACACTGTTCAATAAACTCCGCAGCGAGATTGACCGAATTGCAAATAATATCGCAAAGAAGTATAAGAGACTGTCAAAAGACCGCGAGTCGCTTGATGATGCAGGCAGATACATATATGATGCTACAGAATCCATTGAAGAACTCAGGAACGCATTTGCTGAAGCACTCAATAAGGCGGGTCAGAATTTCAAAGCCGCGGGCGGAATGCATCTTGAAGACTTCAAAATCGCAGCGGAGGCTGGCAAAGAAACAACCATTACAAACAATACAAATGCCGAGGAGGGTGGGCTATCCGACGGGGATATAAGCGCAAATCAACTTGAAAGCGGGTCGCTTATTCCTCTTAATGAGCTTGTAAAAGAATCCGACTCCAAGCGGCAAATGATAAGATCGGACAATGAACCGATGCTGAAACAAAGATTCATTATAACCGGGAGCGGTAAAAAAGCTATTCTCTATACTGAAAACGGCAAGGTCAAGAAAGTTACAGTCAAGGAACTAAGAAACAAGGCATTAAGAGAGTTTTTCGACAAAGACGAGTCGTTCAACAGAATGGTCAGGGAAAAGAATCTTGACAAGAAAAAAGAAATCGACAAGAGGGTAAGGAATCTCGATAAGGTATTTAAAAACACTCAGGAATTTCTTGAAAAGGTTATGGCGGAGAACAAATACACTTTTGTCGGACTTGAGGACTGTGAGAATCAAGAACTGGTTGTCAGATATGACGCTGAGAACAATCCTGTTGAGATAGTGCTTTCCGCTATGGTAAACAACGGCGAATATGAGGTTAACTTTGACTTCACAAAAGTATGTGAAAGAAGGCAAGCTCTTCAAGGTATTATTAACGAGCTGACCAAAAAGGCATCCGCTGAGAGCGACGAAACCAAAGAAGTTAAAGTAAACCTTACTCAAGAAAATATCTTTGCAATTAACAAGGCTCTGTCAGAGATGGGTATCGACACAGCTTGCTTGATTTGCTTTGTTGAATCCAAGCGTTATAACATACAGAACTTCTATCAAGATATGTTTATCAATGTTTGGAACAACGCTGTCAAAGAAGAGGCAAAGAAGCACAAGGTCAAGCTCAAAGATATTGAATATTTCCGCTTTGCCGAGAGAAACATAAATAGCGAAGAGGGAAAGCTTTCACCCGAAGAGGTTGCTCAAGCCGAAGATTATGCAGCAAAATGGAGAGCGCAAAAGGGAGAACTTTCTGCAAAAGCGGAAGAGGACTCCGGCGTCGAGGCTGATGAAGGTAAGTATGTCGAGAAACTCATAAAGAGTTATGTTCAGCAGGCGGCTAAAGCGTACTTTGCGGGAGAAACCACAGGTAAGGCAAACGAGTTTAAATTGCTTCAGCTTGCTGACCTTGTTACCGAGGACGGAAGAACTCGACTGCACAGAGACCATGGTGAGATTGAAACTCTGATAGGTCAGAGACTTGGAACTTCGGCTCCTAAATCGGTCGAGGCTTATACACCCTATAACGGAGAGATAGAACTGCTTGAGGGCGGAAAAACTGGAAAAACAAAAGACCTCGCAGAATATCTTTTATCCATTGGCGGAATAAGATCGCAGAGCTTTTCCGATTATGTCGGCGCACATTTATACGATGTACTTCAAAAAACTTGTGCGATGTCCGCAAGGGGATTTTCGGCGCACACATATACCAAGGAAATATACCGTGCTATTCTGTTCGGTATGACAGGCGAAAAGACAAACATGTCTGCGGTATATGAAATTAAGGATGACGTTGATAGCTGGAATGCCGGACTGAGATATAACGAAGATGGTGAGCTTGAGTATGCGATTTCCGACTATGATGCCAAGAAGAGCGGCAAAGCTGATTGGAATCAGTCAATCAGATATAAAGAAGCCGTGGCTCTCCAGAACACTGAAGGTTACAGCAAAAACTGTGGCATTATAGGTGTGGGTCATTCGTGGAATCATCAGATGAAGATGCAAGCTGATCCCGATGTTCGTATGATAATCGGATATCACAGAAGCAGTCTTCCTGTTCTTATAGCAGAGCTTTCTAATATTTCAAAATCGGCGGACTACACCAACGTGCAAAACACGCTTGCCTTTAAAGGATTCACAAAGAATCTTTATAACACTCCCGATGGCGTTCCTTCATATGCTACACCGCCGATGGACAATAAGTATTATGACGAGAACGGCAATCAAAGAACAGGGAAGAACGGAAAGGTTGCAAAGAACGGCATTAAGACAAGCGAGTCATATACTGCTGAAGAGTTTACCGATGCACAGGCACTTATAGAAAGATTCAACGAGAATTGCCTTGAGATAAACCCGGCATACAACTCTCTTTCGGATGACGAAAAGCTGCAGGTTGAAACGGACGCGGCTGTGATCACGCTTAACCAGTTGCTGACATACGCAAACGAAAACGGACTTCGCCTTAAGACCAGCAAGGCAGAGGCGAGCAAGGCAAAGGGACACGAAATAAATATTAAAGACGGGGATACATTCCATCTTTATGAAGACCTTGCAGAAACAAAAGACCCGTACCTTACTTCACAGCACTATATCAGAGCGTGCATTAAGAACGGGATGATTCCTGAGTTTTATGAGTTTACGCATCGCATGAACGAAGACGGATCACTCGATTACGACTTCAACTATTACAAAAATCTATATGACTTTAATGTAATAGACAGAAACGCTGATGTAATTGCAGAGGATGGAAGATTCTACTATAATGATGGGTCGATTGCCTATGCTCCGCAGGAAGCGGTAAATGTCTTTGACGAAGACGGCAATGTGGTCTTTGATAAGCCGGAATGGTATGAACAAATAGACGCAAGTTTAAAAGACTCCAACACGCGTGCAAAGGCAGCAGCGCTTGCTCAGCCGAAGATACTCGCAAAGCTTGCAAGTCAGGTCGATAGTAGTGGCAAGCCGTTAGTTGAAACCACGAAAAAGCGACAGATAAGAGATACCGAGTATTTCGATGCTATCGAAAAATATGGAGAAGATAGCAAAGAAGTTGCAAAGATGACTGAGCGTGCAGCGTTTGAATGGGGCGCATTCAGTGATTATAAGGCTGAAACGCCTATTGATTTCTACCACGGCACACCAAATGGCGGATTCACGGTTTTTGGCGGCACCAAAACAAGAAATGGTGCTGACGCTGCAGGATCATATTGGTTTACCGAAAACGACAGAGAACACGCTGGTGTTTACAGGTCATATCCGGGCGGTGCTAAAACGGCTGAAAACCCAATGACATACAAGGTATGGATTAAAGCTGGAAACTACGCTGACATTGGGAACGGTAGAGTAATGGCTCTTGATTATGAAAGAGACGGTGCAGGTGCGGCAACAAAAGAACTCAAGGCGGTTGCTAAGGCTATTGCTTTTAAAACAATGTATAACTATCAGGTTAAAAGTGGCAAGTGGCTTGGCATGGATGAGATCGAGAAGGTTGAGCGCCGAAGAGCAAATCAGATTACTAAACAATTAACAGAAATTGCAAGGGACATTTCTGCCGATTTTATTTGGCAAGTAACAGAAACAAAAGAATTTGCCGACTTATGTGTCAACGAGGGTCTTGACGGAGTAATTGCTTGGGAGCAAGACAAAGGATATAACGGCACAGAGCCGAGGATGGTAAAAACCTATGGCGTATTTAACCGAAACGACATCAAATCCGCCGACCCGGTAACCTATGACGACCAAGGTAACATCATCCCGCTTTCGGAAAGATTCAAGTCAGATAACAAGGACATAAGGTATCAATTACGAGATTCTGATGGTAACGACCTTTCTAAGGCACAAACTGATTTCTTCAAAAATTCAAAAATCCGTGACGAGAACGGCAACTTACTTGTCGTCTATCACGGAACAGATGAAGATTTCACAGTATTCGATAAGACCAAGGGCAGGTCAACTATGGACATTCAGGGAATGTTTTTCAGCCCTTGGGAGATTGATGCCGGAGGCTACGGAAAGAATGTCGGCAAATACTATCTCAATATCACGAATCCGGCTCCCGAAGATGTTGCATACAGAGCACTCAATATGTACAAGGGCAGAAACAATGCAGGCATAAAGGCGAGAGAATATCTTGAGAAGCTCGGCTATGACGGAGTGAATAACGGCAACGAAGAATACATTGCATTCAATTCTAACCAGATTAAACGAGTGGATAATCTTAATCCTACGGAGAGTGTGGATATAAGGCGCAGTGGCAGAGACATTGTCCACATAGATACAGAAGGTATAAAGCCTGCAACAGAGGCAGAGGCAAAAAGCCTTGATATCTTAGACGCAAGAAACCTTGCGAGATATTATTCTGATGTTTCTGCTGTGTTAAATGGGAAAATGCCGTCCAACAGGTTGCTCTTGATAGGAAAGCCTCCTGAGATTTTAGCAAGGTTTCTTAAATCTACAAAAGCGCTTTATATGCCGCAGTCATCTGTCAAGAAAGCAGTCTTAACCACAGAGGAAAACAACGGGAAAAAAGGGCATGGGCTTGGTAGAATTGTAATAGATGACCTTCCATATCAATTTAGCGAGCCGTTAGCAATTACTGGAAATACCAGCCAGCATGAAGCACTTCATGATAATAGTATTGTTGTTTGGACTGACTGGATTACCGATGCGGGGAATGGCATAATAGTTCCAATTAGAATAGATGTGGACGGAAACGTCGGTCTTTATAATAATGTTAATACCGTGTTTGAAACCTATGATAAAGATTACGTATCAGACCTTTTAAGGGACGGCAATATTCTGTATACAGAAAATGGTAGGAGCATCCAAGACCTGCTTGATTCTCAGAGGCGAGAAGTGCCAAAGAGTCAAGCAATGGATGCTCCTATAGATAAGATAGCACATCCAAACACAAAAAGTCAAGAGGGAAATCAAAAATCGCGCCAAATTCGAGAGAACATCCACCCCGATGACTTTCTCACAAACGCTTCTCCCGAAGAACTTGAAGCCATAGAGTCTGAAGTTGACCGCAGAATGGCAGAAAAGGATGAAGAGGTTGTCTCGCTGAACAATCAGATTAAGCAACTTACCGCACAGCGGAACGAGCTTATGAAGAATGAGAAGGCAAACCGCGACGAGATAGTCAAGCTTAATAACCGTATCGGCATTCTCAGAGACAGACTTGAGAAGCGCAGGGAACAGGTTGTAAGTCTCCAAGGTAAACTACGCCGGAGAGATGCAAAGGTTGACAGACTCACCGACCAGATGAAGGAAGCCCGCGCAGCAGAGAGGACGGCTGTGGTAAGACAGAGAGCTTACGAAAGACACAATGAGACGGTTGAAAAGAACTATCAGAAAGCTCAGATCAAGAAAGTCGCTGACTCGATAATTAAGAAATTGAAAACCAACGGCGACCAGAGCACAAAGCATATCCCGGAAGGGTTGAAGAACTCCGTTCTTAACTTTGCGGAGATCATCAATGAAGCAGGTGTGTTTGACTCCAAAAAGCGCGAGAAACTTAGCAGGTCGCTTGTGTCGTTATCAAACGCACTTGAAAGAAACAGCGACGCCGATGAAAGCAATGACTCAAACATGATGTCTATGTATGACGAGGAGCTGAAGGCTGCTGTATCAAAACTTGCTGAAAATATTGGCGAGAATAAGCTATCGGAACTTTCTTCAGCCGAACTCAAGGAAATCAAGGAAATCACAAGATACATCAGACATATCATAGTGAATGCTAACAAGGCGTTTAGTGCGAACATCAAAGAAGGCATAAGTGAAATGGGGCAGACGGCATATAACGAGATAGCCTTAAAGAAACCTTCAAAGATATTCTACTGGGGCATGCAAACAGGTATGCAGAAGCCCGTAACGTTCTTTGATATGCTCGGAAGCAAAACTCTCTCCAGACTTTATCAGAACATCCGAGAGGGCGAGCTTAAATGGTACAGGGTAATTGAGGATGCAAAGCAGTTCCGCATCGACACTCAGAAACAGTTCAACTATGACGAGTGGAAAGACCAGACAGTAACCGTTCCCGT